CAGTAGATGACTTCAACGAATATCAAGTAGTATCAATTTCAGGTGAAGTATTAACAATTAGATTAAAAGATGACCCATCAGGTGCTGGTCTACAAAATATAATACCAGATGATTCAAAAATTAAAAGACGCTGGAAATATGCTGATTTATTTCAAGGTGCTCCAGGCACATCAGAATATAATACAAATAACAGTCGTGGTGCTAATGATGAACTTCATGTGGTTGTTGCTGATTCAACAGGTGACATAACAGGTTATGATACTGATAGTGCTGGAAACAGAACAAAAGGTGTTATCGAAACATTCGGTAATATGTCTAAGAACTCATCTGCTAAATCACCACAAGGTGATAGTATTTACTATGCAGATGTAATTAGAGCTAAATCAAATTTCATATATTGGACAGACCATATAAGTGCTGGTAGTAATTGGGGAACAGATACTACAACAACATATACAAGTGTTGTACCAATAACAATAGATACTCTAACAGGTGGAACAGATGACTATTCTACTACTGCTGGAGAAATCGAACTTGCATATGATAAGTTTAAAGATACAGAATCAGAAGATATCAATTTAGTAATTGGTGGTTCATCTAGTTTAGTTGCTGATACTGCAGCTGCTCATGATACTCATGTCACAATGATTACAAGCTTAGTAGAAGGCAGAAAAGATTGTGTTGGATTTGTTTCACCATATCGTGCTGCTACAGTCGGTGTTACAACATCTACTAAACAAGCAAGTAATGTAAGAGTTGCTGCTGACTTATGTCCAAGTTCATCTTACATGGTATTCGATAGTGGATACATGTACATGTATGACAAGTACAATGATGCTTATAGATTCGTACCTCTAAATGGTTCAACTGCTGGATTGTGTGCAAACACAGACCAAGTTGCTGATGCATGGTTCTCACCTGCTGGTTATACTAGAGGAACAGTTAGAGGGGCAATTAAATTATCCTTTAACCCAGACAAGGCAGATAGAGATATTCTCTATCAAGCAAGAGTTAACCCAGTTGTTAACTTCCCAGGCCAAGGTGTAACTTTATTTGGTGATAAAACTGCTCAAACTAAACCAAGTGCTTTTGACAGAATTAATGTTAGAAGATTATTCTTAGTATTAGAAAAAGCAATTGCTACTGCTGCTAAATTCCAACTCTTTGAATTCAACGATGAATTTACAAGGGCACAATTTAGAAGTTTAATTGAACCTTTCCTAAGAGATGTTCAAGGTCGTAGAGGTATTACAGACTTCTTAGTCAAGTGTGATGCTTCAAATAACACAGGGAGTGTAATTGATAGAAACGAATTTGTTGCAGACATATTTGTCAAACCTGCTCGTTCTATTAACTTCATTACATTAAACTTTGTCGCAACTCGAACAGGTGTGGCATTTTCTGAGGTAGGGGGTTAATCATGGCACAGATAGATGACTTTAAGGCAAATTTACTCGGTGGCGGAGCTAGAAGTAATCAGTTTCGTGTAACTATTGTACCACCTGCTGGAATTGCAATCGGATTAGATGTTGCAAGAACTTCATTTCTATGTAAGGCTTCTTCATTACCTGCTGTTGAGTTAGGTACTGTTGAACTAAAATATAGAGGAAGAACTATTAATATCGCTGGAGATAGAACTGCAGCTGCTGGAACATGGGCAACAACATTCTATAATGATACAGACTTCATGATTAGAAATGCTCTTGAAAGATGGAACAATGGTATTAATGACTTTGCTGATGCTACTGGTGTTAATTCAATGTCAGATTATGCAACAGATTTAACTGTTGAACAATTAGATAGAGATGGTACTACTTTAAAAACTTACATTTTTAGAAACTCATGGCCTTCAGCTATTGCAGCTATTGAATTATCTTCTGCTGAAGATACAACGATAGAAGAATTTGAATGTACTTGGCAGTATCAACACTTCGAAGCTTCAGGCGTTAACTTCTAAAACAGTCTTTTTTTTCCTTATAAATAAAGGACAATAAAGGAGATTTTATTATGGCAGAACTATTTGGTTTTAAATTTGAGAAAATCAAAGACACCAAAAGTCAAGAAAAATTTACAGCACCAGCTAATGATGACGGCACAGTCGAAATTGCTGGTGGTGGATTCTTTGGTCAAGTATTAGACACAGATGGTAGAGAAAGGTCAGAGGTTGACTTAATTCGTAGATATCGTGAGATATCACAACAACCAGAATGTGATTCAGCAATTGAAGATATAGTCAATGAAGGCATTGTATCTAATGAGCGTGACCAAGCAGTAGCTATTGTTCTTGATAGATTAGAATATACCGAATCAATTAAAAGAAAAATTCGTGCAGAGTTTGATACTGTATTGTCACTTTTAGATTTTGATGTAAAAGGACATGACATTTTTAGAAGATGGTATATTGATGGTAGGATTTTTTATCACAAAGTAATTGATAAGAAAAATCCAAAAAATGGTGTCGTTGAAGTAAGATACATAGACCCTAGAAAAATTAGAAAAGTAAGACAGGTTAATAAAGATATAAAACCAGGCACTTCTTTAGAGATGATAAAAAGTGTTGATGACTTTTACTTATACAATGACAAAGGATTAAACTCTGGGGCATTGACTGAAGGCATTAAAATTGCAGATGATTCTATTACATATGTACCATCTGGTTTAATTGACCAAAACAAAGGTCACATACTTTCACACTTACACAAAGCAATCAAACCTGTAAATCAATTAAGAATGATTGAAGATTCTGTTGTTATATACAGAATATCTAGAGCTCCTGAAAGAAGAATATTTTATATTGATGTAGGTAATTTACCAAAAATAAAAGCAGAACAATATCTAAAAGATGTTATGAATCGTTATCGTAACAAATTAGTTTATAATGCTAGTACTGGTGAAATACAAGATGATAGAAATCATATGTCAATGTTAGAAGACTTTTGGTTACCTCGTAGAGAAGGTGGTCGTGGAACAGAGATTACTACACTACAAGGTGGGCAAAATTTAGGTGAGATAGAAGATATAAAATATTTTCAAAACAAATTATATCGTTCATTAAATGTACCTATTTCTAGAATGGAAGCTGAGAGTGGATTTAGTTTAGGTCGTGCTAGTGAAATTACTAGAGATGAATTAAAATTTACTAAGTTTGTACAAAGACTAAGAAAAAGATTTACACCATTATTTACTGATATGTTAAAAGCTCAGTTAATTCTAAAAGGTATTGTTACCTTAGAAGATTGGGATAATATGAAAGAACATATTCAATATAACTTTTTACAAGATGGTCATTTTGCTGAATTGAAAAAAGCAGAATTGATGCAAGATAGAATAAATGCATTACAATCTATTGAATCATACATTGGTACATTCTATAGTAAAGATTGGGTACAAAAAAATGTACTAAATATGACAGATGCAGAAATAGATGAAATGCAAAAACAAATTAATATTGAAGCTGGAACTGATGTTGAGGATGGTGGTATTGATATGCCAGACGGTGGTGATGGTATCACTAGATATCCACAAGATGGTACAGGTTCATTTATATCTCATGATGATTTAGAAGGTAAAGAATCTGACGGAGTAAATAATAAAGGAGATAACAATGGCGGAAACTAAAGATATAATAGATGCTTTATCCAATGGTGATAACTTAGGTGCTGAACAAGCATTTAAAGATACAATTGCTGCAAAAGTAGGTGATGCACTAGAAACAAAAAGAAAAGAAGTAGCAAATACATTTGTTAAGACTTCGGTCACACAGGATAGTGGAGATGAAGAAGTTTAATTCTTTTTACAAACCCTTTTTAGAAAAAGATGAACATAAGAAATCTAAGGAATATAGGAAACTAACACCTAAGATGAAATCCGCAGTGGATGATATCTTTAAAGTTATGGACGCTAAACCAAACGATTTCCTAAATACTTTTGATAAAACTATAAAAACAGTAAGTAAGAAGAATAAGGTTCGTGAAAAGGACTTAATTTCGTACTTTGAAAAAGAAGTACTGTCGATTTAATAGGAGTAGATTTAAATGGCTTTTACAACAAGAACATTAAGAGATACAGTAGTAAATGCTGCAGGAGCTGGTGGAACTGTAACAGTTAAGGTTGATATTCAAGATGACACTACAGCAAATAATGCTATCTTAGATG